AGTTGAAAACCCCAGCCACTAGGTTGGAGTTTTGCTTTTAGCCTACGAATAAATTATAATAGAGAGCGTATTATGCAGGAAGAAATTGAAGGGAAACTACTATGAAAATCCGTGGAATTGAAATTTGACTAACGTTTGAGAGTGTTCTAACTCCTAAACTCGTGATTTTACTGGGTTTTTAAAAAATCGTATCTCTTTAGATTTCCTTAGAACACCTCCAAAGGTGAACAAGAAGGTGAACAAATTTTACAATGAAAAAGGTTATCAAATTAACGTTTGACAACCTAAAAATTATATGAGTTCAGCAGGCAGGACCAGCGTAGTGATCAGCTACGCTTTTTTGATTGCTGATAAGTGTATTATATCATGTTTTTACTGTATCCTACTGTGTTTTACTGTATCCGTTCAAAATTACCATTTTTGTGAAATAGACTATGGCGCGTGGTAGCTATTTGCTCAAAATAGGCAAAATTGAAGAATAGCATATTTCCCGCGAAAAAATTTGCGCAATGACGGCGTGAAGTACGGTAAGTAGGGTAGGTAGGGTTACCCGCCCCTATATCGTTCTAGTATCCCGCTACGGTACTGACTGGCAAACTCTTCCAAGGCTTTATTCTTGGCCAAGTAGTAAGTAGATGACTTAATACCAAGTTGTTGCGCCTGCTCTGCTGATCGTATCTTTTCGGGTGATATATAACTCATGATAAGTATTGCTCGATGTCTTGGTCTAGCTATTGCATTGACTGCCTTTATAATCTCATTCACTTCTTCAGGGGCTTCACGTTGCCAGTCATATATCCTGCCCTTGTAGTCTTCGGGGTCAAATTCTAAGGGCGGTATCAGCCAATTGTCAAAACTCTCTGTCTGTTCATGAAATAGATTTGAAATTCTGCACCATCTATGAAACTCTTTCAGTTTTCTTTTTGCTAGTTGTTTGCTCAAGTTCTTCCAGTCCTTTCTTGTGATAGTCGTATAGACTACTCTGGGAGTAGTATGGTAGTGTCCGCTTGATGATTGGCCAAGGGTAGCCGTTTATGTATTTCAATCGCATTATCAGACTTGCAACTGGGTCGGTGATTGCATCGATACGGGCGGACAGTTCACTGTAATCAGCATACAACTGTGCTAGTTCAGTTTCTAGTTGCTCAATCTTTTCAATCCGTTTGACAACCTGGTCTTCTGCAGCGTTCTGTTTAGAGTGTTTTACCCTCTGACTTTGATAGTCTGGTGTATTGACAATACCAGCCCTCAAGGCTTCTATCTCTCGTTTCTTTGACTGTACCAGCTTTTCAAACTTAGCCAACTGTTTTAGATCCACGCTACGCACCTCCGTGTGATATAATGGTTTTAGGTTTTATTCACATAGTCAGTGCGTACGCATTGGCTTTTTGTGTTTTCTCGTGGTTCGCTCGTGCTTCATCACGCGCCACCGTGTCTAAACATTATCTCTTTTAGATTGCTAAAAATGCCGAATACCTCCCCTAAACCTTCCTACTTTTACTTATCCAACCTAGCCTAAACCTAACCATTATCATTCATCTAACTTTCAGGATTATACAGCGTTCGGATATTCGTCGTTTTGAAAAATCAAAAAACGTTCTGTATTTTTGCACCCTTTCAACCCTGTGAATGCTTGATAGTGCTAACTTTTTAGCTTCCAACCGTTCCGCCATTATTTGTTTCGTAAAGCGAACGTTTGTAGTATTCGTTCGTTTTGGAAATTACCAAAGTACTTCACCTAGATAACCCTCTCAGCCAATAGCTATCCCCTTTTCTAACATAGTTCAAAAACCTTTGATAATGTTTATAATATCTATCACGCTTCATTCTCTTTGGACGGCTAGGAAAGCCATCAAACATATATCCGCCACGTTCAGGGGTCCACCCTGGTTGGACCTTCCTAGCCTCCCTTAGTGCACGTTCCCAATAATATTGGCAGTCCGTCTTACTGCGGTTTAATGTCTGCTTGTGGATCTGCTGGCAGTTTCCGCAAGCATAAAACAAATACCGCTTATAAAGTTTTCTGCACCGCCTACCACAATCAGGGCAAAGAAAGAAATACCTATAACCGCCTTTTGTTCCTGGTATTCTGGCCAATTCAAAACGATCTCTACCCATAACAATAAAAAGGTTGTCTAAGTCAATAGTCAAGGGGTAACCGTCTAATTCAGCCTTACCCTGGGTTATTCCTTTCTTTTTCATATCTCTGGTAAATGTCTCTATATACAATAATTCCATTCAAAAATACCCCTATACTGTAAAAACCCAAAACTATTGGTTTATCCTTCATCTTCAGCAATCAATGCCCGTAATTCCTCTACGGTTAAATCTTCAAATGGATTGTGAGGCGATACAGACACATTGCCATCATGTTCTAGTTTTGTCTTGGTTTTAAATTCATCATCTTTCCGCTCAAGGTACCATTTGGAAATAACCACGTCTCCATCCTCTATGGCGTTAGATATGTTCAACTTTGCGCGTGTTTTCAGTCGTTGCTTAAGTAGCTCTTTTCGGTCAGAAAACTGTGGATTTTTCTTGCAATAATCGTATAGTGTCGGCTTTGAGATATTCGCATATAAGCAGGCTTCTTCGTCGCTTAAACCTCTTAAAAATGCCTCCTCTAATTTCTTTACCGTTCCTTGTGTCATTTTTGTAGGTCTGCCACCTTTATTTTTTATCATGTTATTCCTCTCTAATTTTAGCACAAAAAGAGGCAACCGCCTCTCTGCTATTCTGCTGAATACTTCCACAAAGCGCAATAGTTATCTTCGGTATCCAGCTCCTTCAGTAACTTTCTTGCTTCATCATCTACGGCCGTCATATTCTCCCATACCCCATTCACTGCCATATCAGGATAATCATCGTCTAGCACGCTGTCAGCTAGCTCCATCAGTTCAAGCTCTAACCCAGCCACTTTTTCAAGTAAGCTGTCAAAGCTCTCTGACTGCTTGAGTTGTTCCACGCGCTGACGGATATACTCTTGTTCGATTTCCTGTACTTGTTCGTAGTCGTCCAAGTCTTCGCCTGTTAACTCATCAGGATTGTTGTAGTAATCTTGGAAACTGTCACAAATCCGCTGGAATGTTTCAGTAAGTTCAGTATCTGCCACATATTCCACCGCCAAACGGTTGTAATCTCCGCCCACTTTGTCACTCTTATAATGCACTTCGATAGCTGGTTGTTCAAATGTTCCTGTCATGTAGCCCATAAGCGCGTGCCCTGCAACTTGTGCGGTGTCGTGGTCTTTGAAGGTGTAGTTAAATGTAAATGTGTTTGGTGTGTCTGAAAATGTTTTTAGTGTCATATTGTTTGTCTCCGTTTCTGTTATTTGTATAAGACTAGTATATGTGTCACTGTGCCAAAGTTGTCAGAATGCCCCGCCGATGCCATAGTGATTTTTACGTCAACCACTTCAACGGTTGCCATGAACTCGTTTACTTGCTCTTCAAAATCTTGCAGGCTTTCTTTGGGCAATTTTTTAAATAGTTTAATTTTCATGTTTTTCCTCACTTTAAGATAAATTATGTAAACTTTTTGAATGTAGTAGTTCTTTTAAAAAAAGAATAACTACACTGTCAAACCCTTGCTCCGTAAGGGTTTAGCCACTTTGTAGTGAATGTAGTCGTTCTTTTCAAAAAAAGTTTTATTTTTTATATATAGCTCTTTTTTTACTTTCCTATATAATACATACTTAAAAAACAACGACTACAACGACTACAAACAACACGTAAACCCTTGATATGATTGAATAAATTCTGTAGTCGTTCTCCAAAAAAACAACGACTACAGAACGACTACAACGACTACAAAATCTACTCATCTTTTTCAACCAACCGTAAAGGGTATTCGGTGTACTCTGCAATGGTCAGCGGATAGGGAAAAACTTCAGCTTCTTTTTTCTTCAATCTGCCTTGTCTGAGTGAATACTTACCGCCTGTGTGTACCCTCAAGATTCTTACAAGATCTTTCCCGAAACTGTACGGAATATGTGCCGATAGGTCATTCTCAGCTAAAAAAGTCCGATATTCTTCTTTTATCCATTTCAGGGGAACACGCTCTATCAAATGTAATTCCCGTTCGGTATAGTCGTCCGTCACAAATGCGTATAAGTAGTCATTTTCTTTCTTGTAGCTGTCAATCTCTTTGGTCACTGCTTCGGGTTCAATAAACTTGTCAAACGCTGGCATATTCAAGATTTTAAATAGTACCCACTCTAACAGCTCTGTATCTTTCAAGAATATGTTTTTAATCTCTGGGCGTTCTTTCTGGCCATTAAAATCCGCTTTGAACGGTACAATACAAAGCCGTCTATACCAGCCTTGTGACTTGTTCCGAACTCTTGGCAACTCGTTAGCAGAAAACAAACAGAATAGTTTTAAACTCAACTCAAAGGGTTGTTGGTGTTTCGGGTTAATTGTCACGGTGTCGCCTGTCACAATACTCATCAGATCAGAAACTTCATCGATGTATCTGTTAGAAATATCATCACCGATATTACAAACTTTACCCGATAGACTGGCTAAGTTGTGCCCCTCGAATTGGTCGGGGCGTAAGGTTGCCACCTTGTCCGCTCCTATCAGGTTCATCAGTAGGCTCTGAAATGTGCCCTTACCGTTGTTTCCGTCACCTAATAGAATTGCAAGTTTTCCCCGTGTCCTATTTGGGTTGATAGCTTCATTCATGATCTGCCACAATAAAGCATATATTTCACTGTCACCGCATGCAATAATGTCTAGCCATTGTTCAAAGTCAAACCAGCCATCTAGTATTGGTTTTCTTGCTGCTCCATTGTATGCCGTTCTAATCTTACTTGTGATAACAAAATCAGGGCTAAATGGTTCTAATTGCTTTGTCTTGAGATTAAACACCCCGTTTGCTACAGGTATGCGTGTGTGGTCGCTGAAAGGTTTGGAAATTCGGGTAGTTGTCCGAATGAACGCCCGAATGTCTGCCCATGCTCTAGGTTTTAACCTGCTGTCAAACTTAGCACATAGTTTGTTGAATAAGTCCACGCTATCAGTATATACACCCTTGTCGTAGTGATACAGGTATAGCGGTGACTTGTCCGAACTGTCACCCGTGGAGATGAAAGCAAAGTGACAAACCTGTCGTAAATACTTAGCTACGGTACTAACTTCTGGGATTGGAATTACTATTTTTTCATTCTTCTTGCCCTCGTTGACTGTGTACTGGTGTTCTTCTCTCCAGATTACGCCAAGTTCGTATAATGTGTTATAAAGTTCCTTCATGCTTGTAGGCTCTGAAAACTCTGCCAATGCTGTCGCATGGTCAAGTTCTGCCTGTAATTGTTCTAGTTCGATATGCCTAGCCCTCTCTTTCTAATTTCTGTTTTTACAATACTTTCAAACGTTGCTTCCAGTTCGCTATCTGGCAACGGTTCAGCCGTCACGCTGTTGGCTATCTGTGTAAGCTCCCACGCTGTCGGTATATCACAATTGACCCATTTACCAACCAATAAGCCTACAAATCGGGTAACTGCTACATTCCTACCGCCTTCATCTCCAAAACCATCAAAAAGCGTATCTATAACCCTCATAGTGATTGAACGGTGTCCGCTAGGTCGTGGGGTGTAAGCAGTAGTTACAGCCCTTTTTGTCGGCTGTTTATCCAATACTGCTTGAATAGGGTAATCGCTCCCCCTGTGGATAATTTTCTGATATTCTTCTGGATCTCCAGTCATCACGGGTAAACCCTGCAACTGTGACCAGGTTAAACTAGCCATATCAAAGGGCAGTCCGATTTTATCCGCTATCTCTTGCACTGTCGCCCTGTAGGTCGTTTCTTTCATCTTGTGACTAGGTTTCACTACAAGCCTATAACGGGGCTTTTTAGCCGTGTGTTTGATTGTTGGATAAATGATGTAGGAGTAGTCAGAAAGTGCCTCAGAAACGATTCTGGGAAAGTCTGCACTTGCTTCTAGCTCGTCATAGTCCAAGAAAATCAAATCGCGATAGACTAGGCTTGAATTATTCCGCCTGTGAGTGCCTTTTTTATCTGCTGTGACTTTGCCACTGATACAGTAGGGGGCTTGTGTGCGTTTGAATTGCTCAATATCCGCTCCCTCTGGTACTTTCATAGGTCTAAACTGTGCTATGTACTCAAACGGTTCTAACCTATCAAACGGATAGACTAGATTATTCTGAAAACCCCTAGCCTCGTAAATTGCCACATTATCGCCCCTTTCTACGTTTCTTCTTCAGCTTTTTAAGCCTTTGCTGTTCCTTGACCTGCTCAAAGGTCGGTCGGCGGTCTTTGTATAATTTAATATCGTGATAGTGTCCGCCACTGTCTGCTGGGTGTATGCTATATCTTGCCATTCTCCACTCCCAAAAATATCAAAATATCACTTACCCTATAAAATATTTTCTTGGTGTCCTCTATCGGTGGTTGGTATCGTCTTAGCCCGTTATCCTCCCACCGCTTCAAAGTCTTGTATTCTATGTCTAGTTCATCTTTAACTTGCTGGGCTGTGATTAGTCCAAGTGCCCTTGGTTTGACTTTCTCACGCGCCTCCAGGTACTTTCCAACCATATCCAGCAAGCCATTAGTTAGATCTTGCTCGCTCTCTCTGCTTAGGCTAAACATCTCTATACTTCCTCCAGTCTTCTAAGTCAGCAGTCAAAAGCGCGTGAATACGCTTATGTTCCTGGTCGTATTGCCGTTGGAGCGGTAGCACTCCAGCAAGTCGTTCCACTTCATTCTGGGGGATATAGTAGCCCCCTTGCTTGTTATCACGCCCGCCACATACTGGAATGCCATAGTCAACTATCAGTTGGCGGATATGTTCCCGAATGGTTCGGACGTCCAAGCCTGTCAGTCGTTCCATGTCCGCCCCTGTGATAGGTAAGTCCATTCCAAGCGGTAGGAGCTTGAAAACTTTGTTTAGATGTTCTGGTAATTTGTTTTCTGTCATGCCTGTCCCTCCAGCAGATTCGTCCAGTCAATGATCCATTGCTTTTTTCCTTCTTGGGATAGTGTCAAAAAACGTTCCTCTTCCTCTTTAGGTATCTTGTTTTCTATGATGCCAATGATAAGCCCATAGAGTGCTGGGCGTTGCTCCTTGATTTCCTCAACTATCTGGTCTAGTTTCTTCATGTCCACCTCCTAATTGTAATATCTGCCTTGTGATTGAATATAAGCCCCGTAGCGCTCATTTTTAAGAGGTCTGGTATGTTTACCCTCTGGTTTGGTTTTCGGTTTGCTGTGGAGCTGATATGTTCCTAGATGTAGCCATAGAAAGATGTTTAGCGGTGTAAAGATTGCTATAAGTGTTAACGCTGTCTCAATTGTCATTTCTTGCATTTTTCATCTCCTTTTTTATATGCTCAAAATCTTGTAAGATTAGTTTTAAGTACCACATAGGATTACCTACTTCAATCTTGTCTTCATATCCAGCTTTCAAGAGTGCTACCCTTGCGCTCTCGACTCGGTGAGTTATACTGTTCAAACTGTGTTCAACCGGTGTCAAATTGCCATATGGAACTCGTGCCACGTCCTCATGAAAGTGGTTCAGCATGATGTCGGTTAGATAGTGCAATGTCCAGCCTGTTTCATGGTCTAGTTGATATACTTTACTGATGACCGCCTTCAGCTCTTCCGATATTGCATTCTTCACGGGTGCGTATTCTTGGTTAGACATTTCAAAATGGATTATCGTTTCTCTGTTATTGTCTTTCAT